TTGGTCAGTCAGTTCAACGTCATCAAGCGCAATCTCAAGGATGTTCCAAGAGATCAGTTCCCAGCCCTGCACCCCGGTGTAGTGTCCAGGCTTGTGATATTGCCAATGCACCTCAAGCGTTGTGGTGACAACGTGTTCGCTTAGGTACTCGGAAGCCTGGTCATCGGTAACCCATTCCGACAGAACGTCAATTTGCAGGATTTGCTTGGTCACAGGGTCACCTCCGTGTCGCGGTGAGCGCAAAGAAACGCAGCCTCAGCCGCGTAGATTTCGTCAATGCAAGCGTCAAATGCAAACTCGTTGTCAACGTCAACGCAAGCGCGTTCGTTGTGTGCGCGAATCACGCGCTGGCTAACGGCATCGTTGATTTCGCGAGCGGCTGCGACAAGAACGTCACAGTAGATACGAGCAAGGTGCGGGTTGGTTTGTGCGTCAGTAACGGTAACTTTGAACTTGGTAGTCATTGTCAATCCTCTCAAATTGAGTGTTTATAATCCGAAGGTGTCATCCGCGCCGTCAGCGGTGTCGTCGATGTCGTTAACCCAGTGCGGGGTGTTAATTGATTGTTGCAAGTTAAACCAGGCCTTGCCGTCGCAACGCTGTGCGCTGTACCGATTCATGTTGTCAACGTCTTGCGTTGCAAATCCGACAACAGTTCCAACTTGGCAACAGGTCGCGTATACAAAGTTAGGTGCTGTTTGTTGACGTTGAACTGAACTGTTAAAGTGGTCAACTTGGTAGACGTGTACGCCTACGCAAACAAAGTCAAGCAAACGTGGAAATCCATTTCCGATGTCAGCAATGCGAATTGAATGTAAGATTTGTGGCATGTGTCAGTCCTCTCAAACTGGGTGCGTTGTCATCGGCCGCGCCTTTGACTTCAGTAAGTTACCGTTGGGTATATCGTCACGCAAGGGGTAGCGCATGAGTTTGTTGACAGATTTATGCATAATTGCAGTTTCTTAGTTACAAACACGCATGAAATAAATTGACATATGCGTCATGTATAGTGTCGGCGCGGAGATGTGGGTGAGACTCCCACTTGCGACGAGGCACAAGGCCGTGAGGTACACCCCTCGTTTCCCAGGCAATGGGGTAACAGAACCTACCGACGGGACAGGGCGCGGCAACGCGCTGCTGTCTGCATAAACCTATGAATAATTTGAACCTTTATGCAGATCGACATAGTTTGGTGACTGTGTCGATGCGGTCAGCATTCCAATTTAACCTGTGTTTCCTGCTCCGGAAACAAACACGGCGCGGATCTTTCGATCAACGCGCCGCGCTTCCGGGGGCTTGAGTATACCAAATAGAAGCGGAGCAAACCGAAGTCTGCTCCGCTTCATGCGCTTGCATCTTTCGCACTGGGTGCTTATGATGCGGACGCTAATATTCCTGCGCGGTCGCATTCTACCGAACCTGACATCCGTGTCAAGAATGCTGCAAACAGATCCCGGCACGGTAGGGGATCAGGGATGAAAGACGCGGGAGCCTGACTCTACCCCGCGCCAGCCTACGGGCTGCGCTCCTCAATGCGGTAAGCGGTTGGCTGATCCCCCAACGAAATGGTAAGACGCATTGCATGGGAAACCTCGCACGGCTCCGGCTGGGCTGAACCCTTTGACCTCACGAAAGTGGGGTCATGGTATTCCTGCACTTCCCGCCGGGCTGCAAAGGTTTGGGATTGAAAGAGATTTGAAAAATCTCGTCCTTCCCTTCCGATCTACATCCCCGCTCTAGCACCGGCATTGAGCCTCGCTGAAAAAAAATCACTCGCCTAAACTTGCGATTTGACATCCCGCTTTAGCACCGCGTATACTTGCGCGTATGACAACAATCACATGGATGGACAACCGAAAGTTGATGGATGAACTGTGGCCGAAGTGGAGACTTGAGCCTGTATTGTCGAGCATCTTGAACGAGAAGTGGGGTCAACTGCATCAGGACAAACTGCAAAGTTGCATTCGCCAGCACCGTTTAGTGCGCGACTCAAAGCCTGATATATCAGCGATACACAAGGCGTACTGCGCTTTGATCCCTCAGAACCTGGTAGGTGAGCGCGAGGTTGAACAAACCCGCAACGACCTTGAACGATGCACCCCGATCAGCGCAAAGGAGTTTGCTGAGTGGGATGTGTGGGCTGAAGCGATGTTGAAGAACGTGACGAACGAAGAACTTAAGCGCGTAAACGACTTCATTGGTCATGTACCGGAGTCGCGTCGAATCCTTGCCGTTGCCGTTGAGCATGTCCGCAAGCCAAGTGTGAGATACGCGTGAGGTACGAGAGCAAACCAGTATTACTGCACATGAACGCACTTGCCATGTATTTGCGAGGAGAGGGATTTACCGTTGGAATGACGCACACCGGATTTATTGCCATTGACTTGGAAGGTGTGGTGTTTCAGGTCAGCCCGTTCAGGACAAGCGCACAGATCCAGCACCCCATACACAAGCGATTTCGTGAGGAATACTCGCGCAAACTTCCACAAACGCATTGGTTTGATGAGCGTATGGAAATTCTGATTAAGTGGGCTAACGATCCCAAGAGCAAGGAATGGACTCGAAAGATGTCAACATCAAGACGAACTAACCCATGATGTATCCAACCACCCGCAACAAAGCCAAGATCCTCCGAGCCGTCATGTACTTGGAACACGAAGGTTTCACTGTCGGCCAAACAAAGACAGGGTTTGTCGCTGTTGACGATGACGGCATTGTCATCCAGGCAACCCCGTACCGCACCAGCGCACAAATCTTTCATCCCGTACTCAAGATTTACCGTGAGGAATACGCGTTGTACATACAAGAAACCTATTGGTTTGCTGAGAAACTGCCGTTGTTGACAGAGTGGTCAAAAGACCCAAACGCCAAAGAACCGCCGCGCATCATTGCCATGTCGCGCAGACCCGTACCGTCACGACAAAGAACCGCATGATCCATACGCTTTGTGCTGTACCACTTGCATTAATGTTCCTTGCCGCCTGTGGGGTGTGGCTATGGTTTTTTGACGATTCATCCCCTGACTACTAATGCGACACACCAACCTACCCCACCACTTCTATGTGCAAGTTGACAACCAATTCCTTGGCCCGAACATGCCAGCCGGCACAACGCCCGGCATGTGGCATGCGATCTACGCTCGACCCGGTCAGTACTTGTCTTGCCATGTAATCCTCGCGTCAGGAGCGCACTGGTCAGGTCTGCCGTTACACGCGCTGTCAACGACCGATTCCTTTGACCCTGACTTTGATGACTCCTCGCAGCCGTGGGGAGCAATGGGTAACAACATTGAAGCCGTGCAATTCAAGGCACTTGAAGGTTTGACTGTCAACGCGTTTCGCGCCGAGGTGTCAGGCATACACACAGGTATTGTGATTGATTGGGCTGACGGTTACTCGCAGTACCCCGCAGAACACAAGCCACTCAGCCTAATCATTGCCGATGAAGGTTACTTCTTGCTGTTGCCCAACAACTACTTCACTGTCAAGGACAAGCACTTTGTTGACACCAAGAAGTACGTTGATCAAATGAAATTCTATAAACGTGGCAGTTCCGTATATTGGGAAACGGATTGACTTATATACTGACGTAGATGACTATAAACACTTACGACGAATTTAAAACGCATATCCGCGAGACACTTGAGTCGCAAGGATCTACACGCGGGGAACTTGCGGTTGCAATGGATCGTGCAGGGATACTTCGAGCGCACACGGTGAGGTGCTTGCTTGGTACGCCCGGTACGGTGATCGGTAAACGAAAGCCAGCATTTGACTCTGCGCTTGCCATTGCCGGCGCAGCAGGGTTTGACATCGTCCTGCGTAAGCGCACATGATCACCAAGCGTATAGCCATCGTCGCTGTTAATGAAGACGGCTATCGCATCGGGCAATCGCACCACAACGCAAGAATCTCAGATTATGCAGTACAGTGCATAAGGGACGCACGGGAGGAAAGAGGGCTTTCCTACGGCAAATTAGCGTCAATGTTCAAACTCTCAAAGTCCACCATACAGAAACTATGCAACTATGAAAGACGCGCCCAAATCCCTCGCGCTTACAAAAAAGTCACCCAGTACCTCTGTGATCAAACGACCAGTGGGACGGCCGCAGCGCACCGGAATCATGAACAACCCCAAGGCACTTGAGGTTCTCCAGTGGCTTGCAAACGGGGGAACACTGCTTGAGTTTGCCAAGATTACGGGCAACCCATGCGTTGCAACTGTGCATCAATGGAAAGACGAAGACGAAGATTTTAGTAGACTTTATAAGGTCGCGAGGGACAAAGGCCAGGAAGCAATGCTTGAGGAGTGCAAGACCCTGTGCGACACAGAGCCTACAGACGCAGTACAAGCCGCTTGGAGGCGTTTGCAGGTCGATACCCGGATGAAGTGCCTTCGGATGTGGAACCCCGCTAGATGGGCAGAGCGCGTTGACATGAACCATTCCGGTGGCATCAGTTTGATGGTGGCAACAGGCGTACCGGAGCGGTAATGGCTCGCACCGTCAGTTTGCAGTACAAGCCGAGAGCATGGCAACGGACATGTCATGTCAGTAAGCGCAGGTTCACAGTGCTTGCCCTGCACCGTCGCGCTGGCAAGACTGAACTTGCCATCATGGAATTGATTGACAAGGCAATCCGGTTCAAGCAGGAACTTGGCCTGTTCTTCTACATTGCACCGTTCCTGAAGCAAGCCAAGGCTATCGCCTGGGCGCGGCTCAAACAGAAACTTGCGCCGCTCTTGCAAGAGAATGCAATTGACATTAACGAGGGCGACCTGCTCGTCACGTTCAAGCACAACGGGTGCGTCATTCGTATATTTGGTGGCGACAACCCCGACGCAATGCGCGGTGTGCGACTTGACGGTTGCGTGATTGACGAAGTGTCGCAGGTCAAGCCGGAGGTGTGGAACGACATCATTCAGCCGGCATTGTCTGACCGTCAGGGTTGGGCAATGTTCATTGGCACACCGTCAGGCATCAACCTGTTCAGCGAGTTGTACTACCGCGCACAGTCGTTGCCCGATTGGAACGCCGCTCGGTACACGGTCTTCGACACCCAGGCAATTGATCCCAAAGAAGTCGAACGCCTGAAGCGCGACATGCCTGAGACTGCGTTTGCTCGCGAATATCTGTGCGACTTTGCCGCTGCCGGCGATGACCAGTTGATCAGCCTGTCAGACGCTGAACTTGCAGCAAGCCGCGAATATACGGACAAGGACATTGAAGGATCACCCCGCATCCTTGGCGTTGACCCTGCGCGGTTCGGTGATGACCGCAGCGTGATCTTCAAGCGTCAGGGTCTTGTCGCGTTTCCACCCCTTGTGTACAGGGGTATTGACAACATGGAACTTGCCGCTCGCGTTGCGGCGGTCATGGAATCCTGGGAGCCGGACGCGGTGTTTGTTGACAGCGGTGCAGGTGCAGGAGTCATTGACAGGCTGCGTCAACTCGACTTTGATCCCATCGAAGTGCCGTTTGGTGGCCGCGCCATACAGCCCGATCAGTTTGTCAATCGACGCACCGAGATGTGGTGGGGCATAAAGGAATGGATTGAGCAGGGTGGCAAGATACCGAATGACGTTCAATTGAAGCAAGAGATGGCAACGCCTGTGTATTGGTTTGACCAGGCTGGTCGCAAGGTGCTTGAGTCAAAGGACGAGATCAAGAAGCGTTTGCAAGGTGGCGCATCACCTGACCTTGCCGATGCGCTCGCGCTGACGTTCGCATATCCGGTTCGTAAACGATCCTTATTTGACAAGTACAGGCGCAAGTCAACTGCGAACGAAGAGTATGACCCATACAAACACGTTGTCTAGTACCCGTATGCACGGTGTAGAGGGCTAATTTATGCTGACGATTCGCCGCGCAACAATTGACGATGTGGAGGTTCTTACGCATATGAGTAGGCAATTCCACAACTTCGCGCCACACGCAGCGATGATCAACGCAACCGACACGGAACTGGAAGCCGCGATCCACGCGCTCATGGAACATGGGTGTGTGTTCGTCGCTGACCTCGGTGGCGTAGTCGTTGCCATGCTCGGCGCAATCATCAACCCCATTTGGTTCTGCCCCCGTGTCAAGATGGCGCACGAACTTGCATGGTGGGTCAACGAAGACGCACGGGGTAGCCGGGCAGCAATCCTGCTTGTCAAGGCTTACGAGGCGTGGGCAAAGGAACAAGGCGCACAGGTCGCCACAATGTCAGACCTGATGGTCAACACCACCGTGGAGCGGATGCTCACTCGGATGGGATTCCAGGCAAGCGAACGAACATACGCAAAGGAACTGTAATGCCAGTATTTACGACTATCGGTGGAGCAATTCTCGGAAGTTCGGCAGCAATTGCAGCCGGCGGTACAGCGGGTGCAGCAGCCGCAGCAACTGCGGCAACTGTCGGCGCGGCAGCGGTTGGAGCCGGCGCAGCAGCGGCTGGTGTTGGCATTTCAGCAGCAGCCGCAATGCAAGGTCAAGCGGCTCAACAAGACGCAATGCGTCAACAGAAAAAGGCGCAGGCTCAGGCAACACAAGCAGCAGCCTCCCAGCAACGCCAAAGCGAGATGGCAATCAACGCTGCCAACCGCCGCTCACCTGATGTCAGCAGCATCATGGCAGGTGCATCGAAGGCAGCAAGTGGTGGCCCGTCAGGAACAATGCTTACCGGGCCGGCAGGTGTTGACCCGAACTCGCTCGCGCTCGGACGCAGTTCGCTGCTAGGTGGATAAACATGAGTCAATACAC